AGAGCGAGATGCTTGCACCAAACCCGATTGGTTTATTGTTGTAGTGCCTGCTCCAAAAGCAGTAGTGCCGCCGACAATCACATTCCCGCTGCTGTCAATAATCATGCGGTCACTGCCACCAGTCTTAAAATCAATCTGGTCATCGGTATCGGCAGTGATGCTGGTATCGCCATCAGCGTCTAAGATTAACTCGTTGCCGTTTACATCTAGTGTGCCGTTGACTGCGACATTACCACTAAACGTGCCGCCCGTGCTGGCAGCAACCGTGTCAGACACAGTAAAGGATTTGAACGCAATGACATTCAACTCGTCACTCGCAGCAGCACCTACAGTCAACACAATGCTAGTGCCATTGGAGGCTGTGTAGTCAGTGCCATTCTCCAGCACAATACCATTCAAGGTAACAATCAGGTTAGCCGCCGTGTAAGACAGTGTAGCTGAGTTATCGTCAGAACCAGTGAAGGTGGTTTGCCCAGAGGTGGCAGTGTAGTTATACATCAAAAACGATGTCTCACCACCACCACCAGCAATAGCACCCCACGCACCGTCAGCATATCCCTCAAACTGAGCGTCATCAGAGTTGTATCGAAGCATCCCGTTTACACCCGTTGGACGCTGTGCGTCTGTGCCAGCGGGGAGTTTAACTGCCGTAGTGCCGTTGAATGTAGCGTCGGGTGCTGTAATGCTACCAGTAAAGGTAGCCCCTGTGAGCATAGCAGCACCAGCAGAAGTGACGTTTGCGGTGTCTGTAACATCAGCAGATGCTTCAATGCCATCCAGCTTCGTGTGGTCTGCATCAGTAAATGCGTTTGTGTCGGCGTTGCTTTCATATGCTGTTTTTATTTCAGCCGCACTTTGGTCAGCAGTAGCAGCAGTTTCAATGCCATCCAGCTTCGTGTGGTCTGCATCAGTAAATGCGTTTGTGTCAGCATTGCTCTCGTAGGCGGTCTTAATTTCTGCTGCTGATTGGTCGGCGGTGGCGGAGGCTTCAATGCCATCCAGCTTAGTGCCATCAGATGAAACATCTCGACCATCAACCGTTCCGGTTATGGACATATTACCAGTAACGGTAAAGTCGCCATTGATGGTATCAATATCAATACTGCTCAGAACATCTTGCTCAATGGCGTTGTTCAGTTCTTCGCGTGTGATTTTCTTCGTCTGCCCGGTGCTGGTATCGACAACGACAAACACATCAGTCGCAGCCGTGTTCGCGCCTGTGATTGCATCAAGTTCTGATATTTTCTTGTCAGCCATTTCTTACCTCATGCCGAAGACGCGGAAACGCCAAGTTGTATTGGTATCGCCACCGCTTACTGTTAGCCGCGCTCTGTCCCACGTTTCATTATAGCTAAGTTCATTTTGATATATGGTTACTGCTGTTTCTCTTATTAAATCGGTAATACCACCTTCTTCCTCTCCCGGATAAGCGTTCCTATAACTGGCATCAAGAACCTTTATGCCGCTCGGCGCATCTGCGTTATTCCAGTTGTGAATTGTTATTTGCCCTCTAAGGCTATCACGCCCGGACACGCTTTCGATTGTTCTATATGTCCCAGACACAGCAGCCGAAATCGTAGCTGAGAAGTCATCGTCTCCACTTTCTGTGACAGAAAAAGTCAGCTTGACCGTTCTATACAAATTCAGACCCGTCACTGTTTGCGTCGTGTTATTTGTCCCTGTTGAGCCACCGACATATTCCCAGCCAGCAGCTACAACATTGGCATCAATAGATTGCTTAACCCGCAACGGTGTCATTATTTGCGTATTGTTTGTCGCCGCTTCTGCGGTGGATTGCGATGCGACAGACAGGTCGATGATAGTCGTGCCACTGCTGTTTTTTACATCTATGCCAGAGCCAGAAGCGGCTTGGATGACATCGGTGCGAACCTCCATTTGATTATTAGTCTGGTTCAAATAACCGACAATAATCCATGCCGTATCTGCTTCATTACGCATTTTCAACACGTTATTAGCAGTATCATACCAAAACATATTTGCATCAGTAACAGTTGGTGCTGTTGCGCTGCTATTATTCGTCAAAATAGCTTGCAATGCGTTATTGATGTCAGCCCGTGCATTAGCACTTGTCTGGTTATCAATTACATAATCGTGTGTTGCCATTAGTTATACTCCACCACGGCTGTAAGTTCATCAATGCTTGGCGAAACGCCTTCGGCCTCTGAAACCAATACTACACGAAAACGGAACGCTCTGCCACTAAAGTCGCCAGCCTTAAACAGCTTGTAGTCCGACCACGTTGGCGAACCAGACGGGTCATCATTGGTTGTCGAAATATAGAACAAGACGTTGTGGTCTGCAAATTGCGGGTCAGACCAACTATCCCACAAGCCAGACCAAGTGTCCCAATTACCAGCAATGTCATCCCACAAACCAGCACCAGCATTAAACCTAACGACAGCCGCGTCTATACGCGCTCTGACGCGCCGCACAGAGCCTGTGTCGATATAGTTGCTAAAGTCATAAGTGCCTGTCGCCGGGTTGCTCTCAGACGCGCCTGTGGTGCTTGTGAGGCGTAGATTGCCTGACGTCACCGTCAGGTTTGTTTTGCTGCCAGAGAAGCCACTGTGTTCGACTTGGTTGTCCGTATTGCTGAAATCCTCTAGGTCAACTGATGGCACGACAACGCTCGTATAAGCCGTGCTGCTGTTACCCAACTTGTCATATGCGCGGATAGTATAAGTGCCAGACCGAGCAGGGATGGTTATGCTATTGGCTGGTCGCGCAACTTTAGAAACTGCCGTTGTTGCATTTGCCCAGCTTGCGCCGGTTTCTTCAATGGCGTGACGGATGCGATAGAAACTCAAATCTAAGTCTGTCACAGCTTCCCACTCTAAGTTCAGCAATGCGCCGCCGACTGTGGCGTTAAAGTCGGTGACATTCTGGGGCGGGTCGGCAAATGCGTTGACTGTATAATTCAACAAATATTCATATTCACCGCGGATGCCAAACGTGTTCACTGACCTTGCGCGAATGTCATAATCAACATTCTCAACGTCAATAATTTCAAACAGCCCTAACTCTCCAACACCGACTTGCGTATATTCACTGTCAGTTGACTTCTTAAACTCAACCTCAACAAAGTCGATGCGCTCTGGTGCGGCTGATGAAACCGATACCCCCAGCACCGTAAACACCGCCTCATTGATGACGCGCGCTTCGGTGACAACGTTTACACCAACGGGAGGCGCAATAAACGCATCCGCTAGAGATGTATTGTTGGTTTCAAATGCTTCTTCTTCGGCAGACCAATCGTAAACAGCCGAACTTATTTCACCTAGCGTCAGATTGACTTCAAGCATCGTGTCACCTGTTGGTGCGAACTGCCATGCAAGCACCTCAAATGTTTTCTCTGTCCACCCGGCTCGTGTATTCGTTAGCTTGATAATGTCGCCAACCTGAACTTGCATTGCGCGAAGTCCCATTGTGGCGTTGACAACAATCTGTTCACGATTGCGGAACAGCAAGATTTTGGCAATGCGCTGTGCCATTGTGCTGGTCGATGTGAATGGCAAATCCAAGCTGGTTTTAATTTCTTCGCCACCGTCAATGTCTGTAATTGTCGAAGCACTTAGGCGAACCTCTGGGTAGTCAGTCTGCATCCAGTTACTTTCCTCACCAGCGAATTTGCCGTTGACGATATTGAAGTTCTGCTGGCGACTGCGGCGCGTCTGTATCTGTATATTGCCGCGCAAGTCGTCTTCATCAAACGCATAGACTGGCGTTGTATATGCGCCAGCTTTGACGCGGAACTTACCCTGTGCATACCAGACCGAACCAGCCATTGATTTGGTTATGCTTTCTATAACCTTGTCTGGTTGTGTCCCTGTCGTAAATGAACCGTTGACCTCATAGCGGTTTTCTGTGCCGCCGACAGCCAGCGTTACATCTTCATCGCACACGTTCATTGCTGTAATAACTGATGTGTCGTCAATCTCATCGCCATCAGCGTTGATGCCATAGCCCGATGTCAGATAATCACGCAAGCACAAGGCCGCGTTTGCCGACCAAGCTGTCACTGCGGTATTCGGGTTATAAACTTTCTTACCCTTAATCACGGCAGATATTTGCGGCTCGCCTTGTGGGAACGCTTCTTGGTCAAACTCTAGGCGGATATAAAGATAAGCAACAC